CTAAACAGTCATGTCTAGTTTCTGCAATTTGAGACATACCATTTAAGTCCATCGAAGGAGCAATAATAAGATCGATATCAAATGATTCAGCATCTGCAAAAGCAGCTTCAGCATTCTGGAAGTCTCCTAAAGTATATCCGTTAGGATTATAAACACCTTGAGGAGGAGTATTAACTATATCGATTGTAAGATCGATCAAACCAAGATTATTCAGATATACAGGATATACTGTACCAAAAACATTAACTCCATCTACTACTGTTCCTCCATCAGAAACAAGTTGAATCAAAGGAAGATTTGCAGTATCAACCAAATCTAATTCTTGATCAGTAGAAGTTTTAACATACATATAATTTGAACCATAGAAGAATACTTCATCAGCAAATTCATTGTTGTTTGCATAATCTCTTGCTTTAGGATTATAAGATGCAAGTTGTGTTTCAACTATTGCAAACAGACCAGAAGCATTTTTCTTACAGATAACTGTTACGAATTCCTCATTCAACCAATTAGGAACATACTCATACAATTGACTAAAAGTAACCAATGATTCAACATTAACAGTAACAGCAAGAAGAGTTGAAGCATCAACGAAAGTTTCAGGAGTAGTTACTATGATAGAATTATCGAACACTGTAGTATAAAGATTAATACCACGAAGGATAGTAGAATGTGTTACGATATCTGTAATAGCATCTCCAGAAGCAATTGCAAGAGCCTGTGCAATACCATCATCTAAAGTAATAGTATTGTTAACAGTATCAATAGAAATTATTTCATAGTTAAATGTACCAGGAACATTATCAAGACCTGGAAGAGTATCAGGAGAATTATCAGTAAAGAATGTTCCATTAGAAATGAATTTTAATTCTGTTCCTACAGGATAATTGAAATCACTTTTTACTTTTATTGTTGTAGTGCCAGCAGGAATAATATAACCTGGATGACTTCCTGAAACTATACTTGGTTCATAATTTCCTACTAGATAATCATCAGAAGGAGTGAAGAAATAGTAATCAGAGTTAGAATAAAGTTCTTGTGCTGCTGACAATGTAGCAGTAGTTGAAGAACCAACTATCAAAGATTTAGTGAATGTAACAGTATAATCTCCACCAACCGAAACTGGATAAACTATATTTGAAACATAGTAAAGTCCACAGTCTGTTCCGTTTACTATGTTTGTGTCATTGAAAGAGAATATATTATATAGTTTCAATCCGAAACGTTTAGTTCCATCAAACACAACATCTACTGTAGGATTACTAAAGTTAACAGTAACAAGTGATTTTACTGTTCCATAATAATCAGAAATATCACCAGGAACAACAGCACCGTTTACAACTATGTTTGGTGTGCCTGAAGATACAACATTCTTTACTGTAAACAATTTACCGTTTCCATTGAACTGTGATCCTATTTGAAGAGTATTGCTACCAGTAACAGTGATCTCACCAGAAGCAAGAAAAGCACCACCAACATTATTCAAAGTAGCATCGTTTATTGCATCGATAGTTGCTGTTGCAAAAAACTCATTTGCGATAGGAGAATTCCAGTAAGTAGAAGTAGAACAAACAGAAAATCCTAAAGACTGTGAAGGAGTAATGTAACGATTAAAGAATGTAAGTTTATCAGAAACTATCATATCCTGTAAAGTAATTTCCGCAATTGTTGAATTATAAAGATTTCCAGCAGGAGTATTATTCTGAATATATCCTTCAGGATATGATCCAGTAAGAGCAACACCAGCATTCAATACAGAAGTATTCATAGGACGAACAGCATAAGCTGTCTGAGCATATTGTAAAAAGTTCCAGCAGTTAAACCAATCTAGATAATTATAAGTAGTTGGAATATCAAAAGCAGTAGTAAGATCAGATTCGTTTGTAATAGCAAGCAGTTTATTACTTGGACCGTTCTCAGCAGTAATAATAAATCCTGTTAATGAAGATTGAGGTTCAGCAGTATATCCTGATTGATCAATTTCAAATGTCTGAACAGCAGGACTTAGAGAAAAAGTTCCATAATTTATAGAAGCCATTTATTGTTTCTCCTTATAGTATAGGTTTTATTTTATTTATAAAAATCCTAAACTTTTATGTTAAACTATACTATGTTTTTATTTTTATAAATATAAAATGTAGTTTATTTAATTTGAGTGATAGTCCAAAAGTCATCAGCTAAATCACTGTTAGTTAAATATGCATATGGTAATGTAAAATATCCTTTCATTCCCCAATCCAATCCCCAGGAATTTCTCATAATGAATCTTTGTGAATGATCATCATATCCAACACACATAACAGCATGACCACCTATAGTACATTCATGAGGAGAAGGAAGATTGACTATTCCAGTTAAAGAAACATAATCTGATTCGAAACTATCATAAACAGTTATACCACATACTACTGGAAAATTTTGTGCTAAAGCAGATTTTATATTAATAATATTTGTATTGTCTACAGCTTTATAAGCAATAGCAGTAAAAGCAGTAGCAGCTTTATAAGCAGCATCGTCAGGTCTGACATCAAATTGTTGTATATCATAAGGCCAAAGAGTTTCAGGACATACTCCAAGCGAGTTAAGAGTTTTAATTCCATCTCTAAGTTCAGCACCAGCATCTTGACTAGTAGTTCTTTCTATAACTCTTTCATTATAATAAATGAAAAGACGAGAAGGAGTAACAGTTTGCAAACCTTGTTTGATCATATCAAACTCTACGGCAGCAGCAAGAGCATTTGCTGTACAACTTCCAAGAGTTAACTGATTATATACTGGAGGACAAGAAGGTGTTAAATCCACAGATACCGGCAATGCTTGTGGAGCTATCAACATTGTAAATTTATGATCTCTAAAATCAGGTTTTTGAGGTCGCCAGCCTCCAATGAAACTATGAATTAAATTTTCCATAATAAAATCTCCTTTGTATTATTTATCAAACATCCACATAAATTCTTTCTTTGATTCTTTTACTCTTTCAATTTCTTCCAAAACAGCATCACCACAAAAATCAGGATTGATCATTGCACCTGTTCCATCGTTATCTTTATTCTCTTGAAATGTTTTTATAACAAAATCTGCTGGTACAATTCCATCCACAGATTGTTTATCATTGATAAAATATAAAGAAACAATCAATGCCATAACAGTATCATCTAAATGACCTGAATCTCCTCCGTAAGACTTTTTCTTTTTGGTGAAGGTAGTGAGTTGATTAATAGTATCAGAGTCCTTTAGAATCAAATGTTGGCCCTCTATAAGCATTTTTAAGTTCGAACATCCTAAACGTTTTGTCTTAGCTGTAGTTTTTATTCCTGGTAGATTTGATTTCTGTCCATAGTAAACATTCTCATATTCAAAATAGTCTACAATTAAATTAGCAATTTCTAATCCAGTTGAGTTTGCTTCAATGAACATATAAGCATCGTTATAATATTTTCCTAACTGAACAGCGATTTCTGGTATTTCAAAATAAGTAATACCTTCTTTGATATGACAAGTCGCAACTTGAATATAAGGAGTAGATGTTATATCTAAAACTTGAAGAGCTATTGCATCTCCTACAGTTTCTTCCATCATTTCTGATGAATCTAATCCTAAACTATAGATGTGACCAGGAACAGGATTATCATATATTTTTATGAATGGTAAGTATCTTGAATCTACTTTCAATCCCATTGGATATATTGGAGAAAATTGTGTGATTGTATTCAATATATGAGATTCTATTAAGGTTCTTGAAGAACCTAAGAAGTCGTTTCCAAACTCAGAAGCAAAATCTCTTTCAGAAGTATTGGCAATTGTTTCTTCTTTCCATTTTATATCTCTACCAGGAACTTCCCACCAATCAACTCGATATGGAACAAACTTATTTCCTTTACCAGCAATATCATCTTTACCATTGATAGCATCAGTCCAGAATTTATAAAACTGATTCAATCCGTTTGGAGTACTTACAATTATAATTTTAGATTCAGTAGAAGAAGAAATAGTAGGATATACAGAAGAATAAAACTTAGACCATTGTTTAGGAAACACAAATCCCATCTCGTCAAGAATCAAAACATTAATTGCCTTAGAACGAATAGCAGAAGATGAAGTAGCAGATGCGATAATAACACAT